CCGGCATTCTTAGAACCACCGTAAACGGCGTGCCAGCTCTCCCGAACTTTCGCCGGGTCTTTCAGCACCCCCGGATGCTCCAATACGCCTCCCGGCGTGGCCCCGTTCTCAAAAAAGCCCGCCCCGTATTCCTCACAGGCCAGCGTCATCCCCACCGCATTCTTCGCCATGGCAATGGGGGAATACCCCACCAGACCGTCAAACCCAAGCCCGGGGATATGCAGCACATCCTCCTGCGGAAGATACACCCTGCCGTAATCCGCAAAGTTCGGGTTCTCGTCACTGTACCGGTTATAAATATAATACAGTTCCCCGTTCCCGTCCCGGTCAACCTCCACCTTGTCCGGCAGGAGCGGGTACAGCCCCAGCACCCGGCCTGCGCCGTCCCGTATGATCTGCGCATAGGCATTCCCCCAGATCAGCAGGTGGCTCATAAGCGTCTCCCGGAACACAAAGGAAGTCATTTCCGGGTTCGGCTCGTCATGCAGGAGACGATACAAAGGATGCCCATACACCCGCTCCTTCCCCGTATCCGTATACCGGTACAAATGGACAGGCAGGGACGCTATTGCCTCTGACAGAATCCGCACACAGGAATACACAGCCGTGGTCTGCATAGCCGTCCGCTCATTCACGTTCTTCCCGCTGGTACTCCTGCCAAAGAAAAAGGAATAAGCCGTACTGCCGTAGCTGTCCTTCGGCTTATCCCTCGCACCCCGGATACCTAAAATAGATGCCAGTTTCATACGCGCCTCCTAAAAATATGCAAAAGAAAAGCACCTCCGAAGAGATGCCATCTTCTCAATTAAATAGCATATCCATTATTTTTTACTATTTTCACTTAACAAATAGTTGTCTCCATCTAACTTTAAAAAAACAAATTCTTTAAATTCTTCTGGATAAGTGTCTACTCCTGTTGTTAATATAATTTGATAAGCTATATCGCCATCTTTTGTATAATCATCAGCCCTTTTCAAAAGAGAAATATTAGTTATCAAATTATCTTTATCTATTCCCTCTTTGTTTGGAGTATCAATCATTAAAAATTTAGGAAAACTCACGTCATTCTTTATACTCTCCACTAACAAAGTCAAAAAATACATCAGCCGTTTAGGAACAGATGCACTACGTTCACGATATGCTCGCAAGTTAATGTTAGGCATGTAGTCCTCACCAATATATGCAGAATAGCAATGCTCATCCGCTTGTTTCATTAAGTCAAGATATATTTCACTAAAATCATTCTTTTTTAAAAACATATCTTCCTTAGCAGAGGTCAAAAACGAATCAACTTTATTTTTTAATCCTTCAACCTCATTTTTCAACTTAATCAATTGAGATGCTAACTTTTCTCTCTTCTTTGCTAATTCCTCTGCTTGCTGTAACTCGATAATTTTAGCATTGAGTTCCCGCTCTCGTGCATCTAGCTGCCTAACATAAGCCGAATTATAATCAGAAGTAATGTCTTTTGTAAGCTCGCTAATATACTCTTTTATAATATCAATATCCTTACTAATTTCTTCTATCTTTTTTAAAGCACCCTCAATTCTAGCATTTTTTTTATCCAATAATTTCCCTAATGACTGAATTGATTTCTTTTTTACTTTTAATATATCTAGGTATTCTTGATCTGTATAAAAAAATTTTTCATACTGCTCTTCCGATATATCATTTCCACATATGCACTTACCTTTTTTTCTTTCAACTTCTCGCAAACAATATGGACATGTATTTGGCGTAAAAAGATTCAATTTCTTATTAACAAGTCTTATTTTTTCTATTTCCCGCAACTCATTTTCTGCTTCATCAATCAAAAATAATATTTTATCTATTGATTGTCCAATGGAAATCCTTGCCTGAACCCAGTTATCCCTTTCTGTTTGTTTTTGCACAAGTATGTTCTTCTGTTGCTCAATCAACTTTAGTATCTCATTAGAATTACTTTTTTCATTTGTTGCAATATTTCTTTCAATCTTCACTTTTTCTAGCATTTCCTGATTTTCTGTAATCATCGAAACAATATGAAGAACATTTGCTAAATCATAATCTAAAACTTCCTCCAAAAAATCATCATAACTATCCATAACTGCTTGAGCTTTTTCATATTCTTTAAGTTTTAATTTATACTGCCCTAATGTGAAGTAATAATCATTATAAGTTCTTCCAAGTAGTACTTCAAAAATTGCTTTCCTTATTTCTAAAGAATCCGACAAAAAATTAGAATTATCTGCTTCTTTATAAATTTTATCCACTTCTGTAGACTGATCATGGTAAATAAGGCGCATCAAATCAGAAAAATTAAGCTTAAAGCTTTTTGTTCCTTGTACTATATCAAAAACTTCTATTTGCAATTTAGACAAAATCCAATCAGAAAAAACGATTACTTCATCATTACTTTGATTTCTAAACACACAAGTTTCGATTACTTCTTTATCTTCACTTACTATAAATATTGAATTATTGCCAATATAGCGGGTCAGTTCATACTTTTTTAAATCTATTTCTATTTCCAATTCAACATAATTATTTTCATCGTTATAAATTTCATTATGTTTGCTATTTGAATCGTCATCACTTTTATTAAAAGCCGGCACCCTCCCCCCTAAACCATAATATATCAAGTTCATAAATGTGCTTTTTCCATGCCCATTTACACCTTCCATGATTACGATTCCGTCATTTAAATAAGGAGATTCAAAACTGTAGTTCTTACCGCTATAAACAACCCTTCTTACAGCTAATCTTCCCATTTTTCCACCTCATTATATCCAAATATCTTTGTCTGTAATGTATCCAATTTCAAACTTCTAAGTCGTGGTATTAACTTTTTAACAGTCCTACATCGCTTTAAATCATCTTCTAAAACACCTTCATCGACTAATTCATTGAACTTATCAACTTTTTTAAGCATCACATTAATATTACTATTTTTTATGCTTCTGCTAAGTTCTACCATTTCTTGCTTTTCCAAGAAAAACAATACTCTTTTTATAACTGAAACATCCAATTTGGATTCACAAAATATTTTTATTGCTCTTTCATTATCAAACAAATCTAAATCTTTATTATTTAAAACCTTTTTCAAAAAGTTAAAATTCTTTTCATCCTTAATAAACTCAAATATTATTCCCAATTTGCGGTGATCTTCAAATGGTTTTTTGTCACATTCCAATGCAGTCAGGATGGAAAGAATTTTTATTGTTATAAAATAATAATCCTCTTCCAAAATGAACATCATTCTTTTTTTACTGTTCATCTTTCCCTCCTAATCAAATGCCAAGTAGCAGTCTTGGAATAGCAACAATATTGTTTTTCTTATCATATCCCTATCCTCAAATGCCACCCTATATGTTTTTGCTTTATCAAGAATCAATTTTTCAGCTTCATCTGTCAAATTTTCTATAATATTTTCAATTTGATTTTGCGATAATGTGTTACCATTTTCCTTAATAAAATGCTTAATAATTTTTTTGCATACTCGATATACTCGATAATTGTACGCCTTTACTTGTCTATGATCTTGATGTTGACTTTGTTCAAATGAGCCCTCAATATATTCTTCTTCTAATTCTTCTAATAAATCCATATCGAAGGTAGGACATACGCCTAAAAATTTATCATTAATATCTCTTATATCGTCACACTTTATTGAATCCCATTTCACATGAAAAGGATCTAACTTCTCTTGTATTTTAGACTCTTGTGCTAATTCCAAAAATAAAGATTTCACTTCTCCCACATGTACCATTCGACGCAAAAAATCCTTCTCAAACGTCCTCAACTCAACCATATCTAAAATTTGTGCAACAATTTTATCTGAATATTTTAAATCCACATTAAATTTACAACATAATTGGCTAACCAACTTTTCAATTTCTTTTCTTACCTCTTTTTCATTCTTCTGTTCAAAATTCCATTCAACTAAATCAAAAAAGGATTTCCATTTCTCAAATGTCATTGATTCCCACAACTGCTCATAAATACTAATATCTTGCGTATGTTTTTTATGCTGTTCCATATAATAATCTTTCATTATGGGAAGTACAAACGGAAAGGCACTTTCATACTTCTTTTCTATCAATAACTGAATCAGTGCCTGTTCCGGAAGTTCTTCTTTGATATTCTTTAATACACCCACCTTTTTCTCTTTTACGATTGGAGCATTCGTATAAAAAACAAATTGCATACTTTCTGATGATTCAACTACGCTATGCCAATTATCAAAAAATATTCGCAGTGAATTTTTGATTTCCTGACTATTCATAGAAAAACCGGACGCATATGACTTATTCTGCTCTGTTGTATAATCTGTCTTTTCCCCATCAATATCAATTTCCAAAACATCATCAATATGCTCTATCGTACAAAGTACCGCCCTTTTTCCATCAATTAACGCTTTCAACAATCTTTCTGCCGCCCGTACTTTTTGCAATCCAATTCCTTTGATACTAGAATCCGCATCTGTATTTATTTTTTCGATTTTCAAGGCATCCTTAATCATTTTTTCACCTATGTGCAATTATTTATCCAAAACATATGATATTTTGCATATTATAATCATACCACAACTACTCCAAAATTAGAATCCCTCTTTCATCATAAATACTACTTTTACTCCCTCCGTTCCTTACCGCCCGGTCAAGTGCCATAATCGCCGCCACAGCGCCGTCAATCTTCTCCGTGGACTTCTCCTTATCCGGCTTGATGTTCCCCGCCGGGTCCGTCCGGATAAAGATATTGTCCATCATCCACCGAAGGACCGGATGCCCGCCGTGGGCGA